AGGGAAGGGAATAAAATTATGGATGAAGCTAACAAAGACGCACTTATATCAGAAGTATGGGCAATTATATTAGATGAAACTGGCAAAGACATTTTGTCAGATAAAGCCAAAGCAAAATTAGACAGGCTCGAAGATATGCTTGATAATGCTATGGGAATAAACGAAAATGGAATAAAAAGACACGTTACCTACGGCCTTTTAACATCTCAGTAAAAGCTCCAACTTCATCTACCATTTGTTGATCAACTTTTTGCTGTATTGATGGCGTCATTAAGAATGCCCTTTGAGGATTTGATTTTCCTGTCTCTATTTTTCTGGTGGCCATGTCTTCAAAAAAATCTCTCCAGATCAAATCTCCCGGCACGTCATAGGGGAGCGCACCCAAGTAGCTGCCTTCGACTTGAGTATTATAAGTCTGATGTGCAGAAGGCGATGTTCTTATTGAATCTAGCGCACCAAAAGAACGACCAGTAGAAAAAGATGGAGACGTTAAAAGTTCAGGTTCAGTTATAGCAGCCCTAATAACTCCAAGGTCTGGAAAACCTTGATCCTTGTAAATCTTTTTGTCCATTTCTTGCCAAAGTTCTCTTCGGACGGTCATGGGCATATTTTTTAAATATTCACGAACATTCGGATTTTGAATGCCAACCCAATTAGGGTCTAAAGTTTCTCTAATTCGTTCGTCATATGCTTTAGCAGCTTTTTTTGTAATTGGACTTTGCTCTACCATGCCCATCGTGGCATCAGACATCATCCTAGACGCATCTCCAGCTTGTCCCGCCATTGCGGTGTAGACCATTATAGGGTCATCCATATTGCCCATTGCTGTGGCTTTTCTGTTCATAGCTCCTTCGTCAGACGCCCAAATTCCGTCATTAGAGCGCATGAACTGATTGCCACCCTCCATATCAACAGGTTGATCTAGAGTTATTAAAGAACCATCTGGCCCTTGTATTTGAGTAAGTGATTTCGCAGCATATGTCCTGTCTCCATAGGCAGGAGTTAAGGTTCGACCCATATAGTCAGATAAATCAAGTTCTATTTTTGGGATCAATACGCCTTGATCTGTTGTTGTATATTCTATGTTTTCAGCAAAATCTGGTAGCTTGTTTGCGCCCAAACCAGCAGGATCTAGCTGGGGTTTCGTTGGCTTCGCCTTATTGGCTAAATCTCCAATGCCTTCATTAGATCTAATTATTTGCTCAAGATCGGCTCTTTTAGAAAGTTTTTCGAGAAATTTAAGCGCACTATTTATACCCATTACTTCTTGCCCTTATACCCAGCAGCCCTGATAGCACGACCCTGCTTTTCAGCTTCGGCTTTGGTCTTGTAGACCTTGCCCTTGCTGCCCCAGCGGTAGCCGCCTTTGACCTTGCGAACAGGCATCTTAGCCGCCCAGTAGTTCGTTCATCAACTCATGCACATTGCCGCCGCCAACACGCATCACTTTGACTTTCATGCCGTGATCTTCAGGCATATCCATCATCATGTCGCCGTGGCCACATTCACATTCGCCACCATGTTCACAGTCGCACTCTTCGTACTCTTCATCGTGATGACCATCGTCATGGTAATCCATGTCTTCTTCAGCAACGCCCTTGTAGTAAGGGCCATCATTTTCGATGCCGTGAAGGCGAAGGCAAAGAAGCAAGAAGTTTACCAATTGCTCATCAGTAAGATCCAAGCCTTCTGCGTCATGTGGAAAACCCATTCGCTTTTCAAAGAGAACTGCGTTTTCTTCCATGTGTTCTACATTTACTTCAGCCATTATAGCCTCCTATCGCATTGGACGCGCTTGTGGGCGCATAGATGTTGCTGGTGCAGCAGGACGCATCCGTGGACGTGTTGGGGTAACAAGGCCAGCATCAACCGCCTCTTCCATAGTCATCACATTGGGTTCCATAGTCACACCGCTAGATGGGCTATAGTTCATGCCGTCTTTGCTTGGCATTGGAGTAACACCACCCATCTGAGATGGACCCATACGCTCCATGCGACCGTCAACTTCGTAAGTTGACATTTGATCAGGAGTGACTTGACCAGAACGGATCAAGCTATCCATCATTTCTGGAGACATGCGTTCCATTTGACCATCAACTTCGTAGGACATTTCAGTCTCTGGCATCATTTCTGGGTTGAGCTGGTTCATCAAGCTCATAGAACCTTCGGCCAACATCCGTTGCAGCTCACCAGACATGCGCTTTCCCGCCTTTACAGCAGCAATTTCGCTTGAGAGGTTTACAGGAATTTCAGCGCCAACAGCATTAGCCATTTGCTCAAAGCTCTGTACAAGCATCATTTGCTCTTGTGAATTTGGGTTCATGCTGGGTTCAGCCATGTTGGCCTCCTATTCTTCTGTTTCTGTTTCAGTGGATGTTTCGTCTACATCCATTTCAATAGTACCAACCAGTTCAGCGGGGTCTATATACTGACCATCTGGTGTCTGATAATACTCTTTACCATCCACAGTGACTTTGGTCAAAATTAAATCGATTTCCTCTCCAGATGCCCACTTGCGCATCCAAGGCGGCAGAAACTCCATGCCACTGCCTTTGTAATAACGCTTCCAGATTTGGCTCAGTAGAGCTGGATCTACAGTTGTAACTCCGCTGCTGTCATTGTCATCACCGCCACCTAGAATATCATCGTCGCCAGTAACAATCACTGGCCCATCTTTGGTGTTTTTAACTTCAACCACACCGGGGACTGTCTCTCCGTCTTCACCAACAACACCTTGAAGTGATGGCTCTATGCCAGTTTCTGAGCTACTCATTGCCTCAAGTTTAGCAAAGTTAGCATCGCCTTCCGCACCGGGGCTAATATCTAAGGCATTTGGGTCATTCCAATCAAACTGACCGCCTGTCGAGCCTTCAGATTCATATGCCCTTACAAAATCATCAGCAGCAGCTTCGTTTGATTTTTGTGGGTTGATTAGACCGTAAGTGGCATTTGTGACGGCATAGTTAAAAAGATCACCCACCCCTTTGCCAATTTTACCAAACACACCCAGATCTCCGTATGTGTCATAAAATGGATTTGCATCAGAACCGACTGGGCTTCCTTCTTTATAAGCATCAATTTGTGCTTGAGTAGCCCCATTGTCCACCATGCCACTGACGATTTCGTCTTGCATATCTTGGGTCATTGTTCTTGCGCCGCTGGCCTTATAGTTTTCCTGCAATGCAACTGTCTCTGCGGCGTTTGGAACTGTGCCTCTCTGGCCATACAGCGCCATTTGCTCTTTCGCTGTTAAATCACTGGTCTTACCAGCAGCTATTTTTGCGTATGCAGAATCAAGAAGCGCAGACCCAGCTCCAGCTTTTGGGTCTACATATCCGCTTGCGTTGTTTGCCGCTAAAGGATCGCTGGTAAAGTCTCCTGCGTCTGTATCTACCAAAACGCCGTTTATATATTCTTTTGAGCCAAAAGGAGTGAGGTAATTTATGATTGTTTGCCCTAAAGTGTTATTGCCCAAAGGCAATAAATTAAGAGCGCCAGAATCGTTTCCAGTTAAGGTCAAGTCGGCTTTGATGTCCGAAAGCGAACCTGTAGATTCTGTGCCGCTATCTCGAATCCTATCACGTTGAGCTGCCAACTGCGCGATTTCATCGTTCCAATAATCCGCTGCCTCGTTGCTTCCAGAAGCACTTTGTGCCTTGGATATTGCCGCGTTTAGCTCTTGCTGAACATCTGCAAGGGTTGTTTCTTGTGGCAATGCGCCAGCAGTATTCGGCTGCAAATATACAGGCTGCGAACCTGTATTTTGATTGGTTCCAGAAGGTGGAGGTTGAATAGTTACCGTATCTGGCAATGCTGTAGTAGTTGGAGTGGTTACACTTGGAGTGCTTACACTTGGAGTGCTTACACTTGGAGTATAATCAATAGCTTCTGCAACAGCAGCATCAACCGCTGCCGCGTTGTCTGAATCAGATCCAAAATCTATAACAGTAGACTGATTTTGCCCCGTAAACCCACCATCGTCGTTAGGCGTAAAGACAACAGGATCAGATCCTCTGTTTAAAACAGTTCCCGTTTTTAGGGTTGTACCTGTCGGAATAACTGTAGGAGTGGGTGCAGGGCTAGGTGTGGTTGAAGAAGCAGAGTTGAAAAAATTTGAAACTTTGTCACTAAAATTTGAAACAGACTCTGAAAAAGATGGCCCACTAGATGAGTGAAACCAATAAGCAGGAACACCGTCTGGACCCGGCAGACCAGCGCCACCCGCATTGCGCAACATCTGTTCTTCTTGTGGGTTGATGTAAGCCAGCATGTGTGGTTGGCCCATGATCTCAGTTTGACGTGGAGCGCCAGAAACAACATTGCTCAAAGCCCCCATGCCTTGATCTGGGTAAGATTCTGGGGCTTGCATTGGCATAGAAGCAGGTTGGTTTTTGGCTACAATCGCACTCACACGATCCATAAAAGTGTTATTCATCACGCCCTCATAGGTTGTGGTTGAGGTTCAGGCTGCGGTCCCGGCTGTGCTTGTTGGTTAGGCTGTGGCATCATAGCTTCAGAGATTGCGCCCAGCGCACCAGTTGATTGGTTGCCCATGCGGCGTTTGATTTCCATGACCTTGTTGATCAGATACTTATTCATATCCATAGGCGGTTGGGCCTGTGGCCCCCCAACATTGTTGGGAGGGGACATTGGAGGGCCACCCTGTGGACCCTGCTGCGGTAGACCGCCGAAGGCAGCAGGATTGATGGGAGGCAAGTTATACTGCTGGCGGTACATTCTTCATGGCCTCCATCTGAATCTTAGCTGCATTCTTTTCTCTCTCAAGCTGCAACTCTGCCTCTAGCTTTGTGACCTTTGCCTGCAAATCTGCCTGCGCCTTGGCCATTTCGATCTCCATATCCTGCCGCGCTTCGGCTTGCTTGATCTGGATGTTGGACTGAGCCTTGGCCTGATCCGATTGTATTTGCGCTTGGGTTCGAGCCTTCAGTGCTTCAGTCTCAAGCTGCGCTAGCTGTTGCGCATATTGCAATGGGTTCCCTTGTTGACCTTGCTGGCCGCCCATGCCTCGAAGTGCTTCGATCTGCTTCATCTGAGGCGCAGATTGCACAACTTGCGCTGCGCGTTGGCTGATCAGCATGTCCGTTGCTGGATCTACTTCGTTGAACTTGAACTTTGGATCTCTGAAGTCTGGCATTGGTGGCATCTGCATGTTGATGCCTGCCTCCATGCGCTGACGATACAGAAGCGCGATATGCTCTGCGATGTGAGCAATCAGCACAGGCTGCATTTGCTTTGCGCCGGGGTTTCCGCCCAATGATGGATCTTGCATGAACTGCATGTGAACCGCGATGTGTGCCTCATGGTCTTGCTCTGGGAAGGCGCGAATTGGCTTGCCGTACAGAACGCTCATGTTCTCATCGATTGGGTCCATCTGCACCGCCTCTTCAGGCTTCTGCAAGATTTCATCGATATTTGGAATGCGGATCGCCTCATACATCCGCTTGTATGCCTCATACAAATCATGGAGCTGCGGAGCTGATCGTGCCATTTCCAGAACAGCTTGAGCCTGCGCAATGCGCTGGGCTGTCGAGAAAATGTTTGGATCTGAGACCGGGACGATGTCTATGCGATCATCAAAGTCAGTACGATAAATAATTTCAGAGGAACCAGCTTGGGCAAAGCTAAACTCATCTGGCAAGTTTTCTGCGTTCAGGTCAGCCAGAAGTTTAAACTCTTGGCCTTGCGCATAATGCAAACGCTTGTGGATTGCGCTGAATGCCTTCGATCCTTGTTCGATCAGGGCGACTGTCGATCCGACTGGGGCGTTTGGATTTACGTCACCGACATTCAAATCGGCTGTGCTGGCGAAACGCTGACCTGCGTCAACCATGTATCCAAGCAGGTTGAACAAAGATCCGCTTGGCTCTTTGAACGGCAGGGGCATGATGGCTTTATTCACGTCATCGACTGTGCTGTCGAGATCTACAAACTCGCCGGGGCTGATTTGCATGTCGCCGCCATTGACGCGGCCACGCAGCTTAAAGCCACCTTGCATGTTCGAGAAAGCTGCACTGTCGAGAAGGGCGCG